ATTTCGCGAGGGGATACAGAGATCATCCATCGCTCAGTACGCGATCGGTTTGTCGAGAAGGGAAAGAATGACGGGTCACTTGAGGCATTCCTACTGGTTTTTGGGACATTGATCATGCGACTGTACGGCGCAATTCAGAAGGTCGAGCCTCAGGACGATGGAACCGTCCGCGTGCATGGGATTGCGACATCCGAGGCGGTGGACGATCACGGAGAAGTCGTGCAGGCAGACGCTATCCGCGCGGCGGTTCCCGATTATATGCGCTTCCCGGCACTGCGCGAAATGCATCAACTCGCGGCTGCTGGAACAACACTCGAGGCCGAGGTCGGTGATGATGGCGTGACCCGGATCGTTGCCCATGTTGTCGACCCGGTGGCGGTCACCAAGGTCAAGAATCAAGTCTACCGCGGCTTTTCGATTGGGGGCAAGGTCACACGGCGCGAGCCAGGCAACCCGAAGGTCATTACCGGGTTGGTCCTGAATGAGATTTCGCTGGTTGACCGCCCGGCAAACCCGGAGGCAGTTTTCGACTGTTGGAAAGCCGCCGAAATTGCCGGGAGGAAAACCGGCAAGGATCAGGTGTCGGTCACAGACGAGCCGTTCAATCCTCCAATTCAGATCTGGGCCTGTGGCGTGCCTGATCACCATCATCTTGCCAAGAACGATGCGCTCAGGTGCGTCCAGGACCGGACGCTCAGGTCAGGTGATCCTGCAGGCTATCAGCCGGGCCAAGTGCTCCTGGGCGATGGCTGCAGAGCCGAGCTGGCGATCGATGCTGCAAGGAAGGCAATTGCGACGGCCGAAGGTGCGCTCGCCAACACCGATGGTCGAGAGACGAGTGACGGATCCAATAGTTTTTCCGGACCTTATCATCCCTTGAAATACGCCGACCCCGGATTTCAGTCTGATGGCAGGCGACGGTATCCAATCGATACCGAGCGGCATATCCGAGCGGCATGGAGCTATATCAATAACCCCAAAAATGCAGCGCGGTATGCGACCGGCCAGTTGAAGCAGATCAAGGACAAGATTATCGCCGCCTGGAAAGAAACGATCGATGCCAAGGGGCCGACTTCAGCTGAGGATGACGCGAAGGCTTCATGCGCCGCACTGACCAAAGCGCTCTGGGATGTTGGTCGCATAGCGCAGATCATTCTCGAACTTGACTGGCTCCGCGACGCTCTCGAGATCGAGGCGACGATGGAAGGCGACCAGTCGATACAGCCGGTCCGCCTTGAGGCGATCATCGGCGAACTTTGCAGCTTCTTGAATGCATTGGTTGCTGAAGAGACGGGCGAGCTTCTCGAAAACGTGTATTCCGGGCCCGGATGCTCTGTGCCGAACGCAGCAAAGTTGCTCAGAGGCTCCGCTGGTCCAAGCGGCGCAGCGCGCATTGCCGCACTCCTCAATACAGGAAACCCCAAAATGCAGCAGCTCGCAACCGACCTCGTCGCCAAGGCCAAGCACTCGCAGGCTGACCAGGTGCTGGCAGACATGGCCCTCTACGCTTGCGATAAATGCATGGAGATTGACGGCCTGGCGGCTGATGAAAAGGAGCATGTCAGCAGGGCTCGCGACCATCTGCTGGAGGCGGGGGCCGCCCCCTGGGCGGTATCTGTGGTTGACGCGGTCGGTGACGTGAGCGAAGTGAGCCCGCAGATGAATCCTCCGTCATCCGATTTTCGCCCCGGCGACAATGCCACTGTTGACACTTCGAAACTGCGTGGCGCCACTGGAATGACGCGCGCCAAATATCGGCCAGCGCACCAGAACTTGATGGACATCGCTCACGACTGCATCCGCAAGCTCACGGACGCGAGGACCTGCTCTCAGGAGGTGCTCACCCCTGGCGCAGCGGTTGCCCGTGAAGGAGGCGGAGAGAACGAGACGGTAATCAAGATGGGAGCGCGCCATTCGCAGGAGACGCTGGGACATCTGTGCGCGGCGCACGACCATCTTTTGGCAGCCGGCGCCGCGTGCGTCGGTCCGACGGTAATCGGCGAGGAAGAGCATCAGGGCACGGAGTTCGACTTTGGTAAAACTTTGCGGCCCGAAGAGCTTGCGAAGGTGCTGGCGGATGAGCGTGCCGAGAAAGCTGCCTTGGTCAAAACCCTGAGTGAGATGGTGCCACTGCTTGACCGCCTGTCGAAGCGGGTCGATGACATTGCCAGCACACCGCTTCCTCCACTGACGATTACCCGCGGCAGCGTCGCGGTGTCGAAGCAGCAGGATGGCGGCGCCGCTACCAACAGCGATGCCCAACTCTCTCCGGAAGCGATAGCCGCCGCCCTCGCCAATATGAGCAAGGAGGAACAGACCCTAACCTTGATCAAGGCGAGCTACGCCAAGCCGATACCGGTGCTTGGTGTCCCTCCCAGCGGACGCGCCGAGTAAAACGGCCATAATCTGCAACCCTTCGGCCTCTCGGGGAACACTGGTTCTGCCGTGAGGCTGCCGCCAGCCCGGCCGATGGCCGGGCTTTTTATTGCCCCCCTTTTGGGAGGATCACCCGATGAATCCGATGACCCAGGAATCTCTGGAGCTGCTGAAAGGAGCTCTGGCCAGGCCGAACGACACGCTTGCCAAGTCGATCTCGACGGCAACGGGTCTGGTTGCCTACGACCTCCAAGCACCAGCCAAGAACCTTTATCCTTTCGTGACGCCGATCCGAAACGTCATGCCACGGGTTGGCGGCGGAACCGGCACCGCCACCAACTGGCGCCAAGTGAACGCCATCATGGGCTCCGGCTTTGACTCCATGGGGTGGGTGCCGGAAGGTCAGCGCTCGGGGCAGATGTCCTATTCGACCTCAAATAAATCGGCCACTTATATGACCATCGGTGAGGAGGACGCAGCGACCTTTGAAGCGATCTCCGCCGGTCGCGAGTTCGAGGACATTCAGGCGCGCATGACCTTTCGTCTGCTGCAGAAAATGATGCTGAAGGAGGAGATGGCGATTCTCGCGGGTAATGCCTCTCTCCAGCTCGGGACCCCAGCCGCGCCGGTGCTATCGGTGTCGACGACCGGCGCGACGCTCCCGACGGCAACCTATTATGTCATGGTCGTAGCGCTAACCCTCGAAGGTCACCAAAATTCAAGTGTCTTGGGCGGGGTCGCCACCTCGATGAGCGTCACCGGGGCCGATGGTAGGAGCTACATACTGTCGGGGGGCTCGTCCAACATCAGCACCGAGGCAAGTCAAGCAGTGACCCTCGGTGAGACGCTCTTCTGCACCGTCGCGCCCATCCAGGGGGCAGTCGCGTATGCATGGTATGTCTCAACCGCTTCTGGTGGAGAGACCTTGCAGGCAATCACCACGATCAACAGCCTCGCCATCTCGGCTCCTCTCAGCACCGGCAACCAATCCCAGACGGCAATAACTGGCGACAACTCGGCCAACCTCAGCTACGCCTATGATGGCCTGCTGACTACTGCGCTAAAGCCCGGCTCGAACGCCTACGTCAATATCATGCCGACCGGGCCTGCCGGCACGGGAACACCGCTGACTGCCTCTGGTCGTGGCTCGGTTGTGGAAATTGACACCATGTTCCAGAAAATGTGGGACAACTTCGAATTGTCCCCCACTGTCCTGTACGTCAATTCCCAAGAGCTGAAAAATATCACGAACAAAGTGCTTTCGAATGCATCGGGGCCGCTACTGCGCTTCGATTCCCCCGCGGACGGCAGCCAAGGCGAATACCAAGTGACCGCGTCCGGCGTTGTGCAGTTCTACTACAACCCCTTCGCGATAAACGGTGGCCTGCGCATACCGATCCGCATCCACCCCCGCGTGCCACCCGGCACGATCATTGGCTGGGCCGAGAATCTGCCGATCCAGTACCAGTCGAATGAAGTACCGAACGTCGCCGAAATCAAGACCCGGCAGGATTACTACCAGATTGACTGGCCGCTTGTCACCCGCCAGCGCCAAGTCGGGGTCTACGCCGAAGAAGTCCTAGCGGTTTATGCGCCTTTTGCGATGGGTGTCATCTGCAACATCGGCAATGGGTAAGCAGTGCTTTCAGTCTCTCGTTTGAACTGAAGAGGAAAACTACCGTGTCTGATCTTATCGCATTGCGGGCTATTTTCCCGGTATGGGATGCCATCGGACACGGAACCGAGCGGTACGTGCACGATCCAGACGGGATCGTGCACGTACCCCGCAGGGCCGCAGTTTATCTGCTACACAATGCCGGATATGTCATTCACGACCGCCAGACTCCGTCAGATAAACATGTCGTGTATGACGACCCGGAGCGAGAGTGATGGTCAGCGTCGATCCGACCCAGGCAGACTTTGGCGATTTGACGACCTTGACTGACGTCAAAGCGTGGTTGCAGATTGGACAGAATTCCTTTCCGTCGACTGACGACGCGCTGCTGAGGCGTCTGATCACGGCGGCGAGCCAATATATTCAGGCCTGGCTCAACCGGCAGATCGCCTTGCAGGACTGGATCGAGGTTCGCGACGGAATAGGAAATGCGCTCGGGCCGATTGAAGCGCGATACCAATTCGCGGTATTCCCGGTGCGCGCCGTCAGCCTCGTCGTCATCGACGGTTTGACGATACCACCGATCCCGGCTTCACCGCCGGCTCTGCCGGGGATCGCTGCCGTCAGTACCTTTACGACCCAGGCGGGGTACCTCTTCAGCCCGACGCATCTGGTGATCAGGGGATACGCAGTACCGCGAAAAGCCGGATGCGTGACGATGCAGTATACCGCCGGATATGCGGTGACCCCGCCTGACCTGGCCCAGGCTTGCATCGAGCTCGTGGCGCTTCGGTACCGCGAGCGCAACCGTATAGGTGAGGTTTCGCGAGCGATCGGCGGGGGCGAGACCGTGTCATATTCGCAAAAAGATATGAGTGACTCGATCAAGACACTGATCCAGCAATACCGCATCGTAGCTCCGGTTGCCGGAGTTCTGATGCTGGCTCCGACGCAGACGGATACAGCGACGCTTGTGGGTGGCGTGTGATCACTGCCTATCTTATCGGCGACGAGCAGGCGGTGGAGCGGCTGCGCGCCCTGCCTGAAGCGGTCAATTCACGGCTGCTCCGCCTGATTACGCAGCTCGGGATCGAGCTCCAGCTTGCGGTCCAGCAAGACAAGCTGAGCGGACAGGTGCTCAGGAGCCGTAGCGGCTCACTGAAGTCGAGCATTGGCGTCAAGGTTGATCAAAGCGGCGGCGCCATCACTGCGAGCGTCTTTAGCGAGAGTCAATATGCCGGCGCGCAAGAGTACGGTTTTGCCGGAACCGTCAGTGTCAGGGCAAGCCTGCGGCGCATCACAGAAGCCTTCGGTCGACCGATTGCCGAAAAGATGATCAGTGTGAGAGCGTATGATCGCCGGATGGATCTCCCCGAACGCTCTTTCCTGCGCTCTGCACTGGATGACATGACGCCCGCCATTCGCGAGGAAGTGGAGGCTGCTCTGGCGCAAGGGGTCTCGCAATGATCGCGTCCTATTGGGGCCTCCTGCGACTGGAGAGCTGCCAATGATCATCCGCGAGTCGATCTATGCCGCGCTGTGGGCGCTTGCGGCAGGCTCCGCGCCTTTTGCCAGTGCGAACCGCCGGCTGCGACATTGGGCTGACGTAGCCCCGTCGGAACAGCCCGCACTGTTCATGAGCGAAAAGGGTGGCACCGCCGTGACGAAAGCGCTGGGAGCGCCGATCGCGTGGACGCTCTATGCCGACTTCTACGTCTACGTCCATTCGAGCGATCCCTATTTGGCGCCGGCGATGCTTCTGAACCCACTGCTCGATGCACTCGAAGCGGCGCTGGCACCATCGCCTGCTACGGGCATACAGAACCTCGGATTACCCTCGATGGTGCAGCACGCGTACATCGCTGGAAAAATAGAGACGGACGAGGGCGTTCTCTGCGACCAGGCGCTTGCGATTGTGCCGATCGAGATTCTGTGCGTCTAAGCCGATTCTTCCAGCAGAGTCCGGCAGCGGTAAGAAAGAGTCAGAGCGGCGATGCATACCTCTGCAATGCAACTTGTTTGTAAGAGCACCCCGATGGCTGTGGACGATCCTAAAAAAGGCGTAGCTTTGCCCGAGGATATCTGGCGCACCCCGATTGCCTCCGGATGTGGAGTTGTTTTTATCGACCAGCTGATTGAGCGCTGGCGGCAGGACCATTTCCCGGGCTCGGCGGTTGCGCGTGACACCCGGGCCTGGAATATCGCCCACGCCGCGAAAGAGGCCCTGAAACGGCTTTTGAAAGGGAGTACCTGACATATGCAGTTGAGCTTTGGCTCTGGGGCGGTTTGGGGCGAACGCTCCGATGTGACCGGGTCCGGAATCGGGCCGCGCCAGTTCGGCGTGCTCCAGGATATTCAGATTGATTTCGATTGGACTGATAAGGCGCTGTATGGGCAGCTTCAATTCCCGGTGGCGATCGCGCGCGGTCAGGGCAAGATCAGCGGGAAGGCGAAATTCGCCCAGATTCTCGGATTGCTTTATTCCGACATCTTCTTCGGCCTGACGCCGGCTGTCGGCCAGTTTGCAGTCTCACAGCTCGAGGCCGCGAACGTGCCGGCGACGACCCCTTACACGGTAACCGTCGCCAACGCGACCGATTACAACGACGATCTCGGGGTGGTCTATGCCGCGACCGGCGAGCGGTTCAACCGGGTGACAACCCCCTCGGTTGCCGGTCAATACTCTGTAAACTTCGCTACAGGCGTCTACACCTTTGCATCGTCTGATGCCGGTGCCGCGGTACTGATCTCGTATACCTACAACCTGACAACGTCAGGCAGCAAGCTCACGATCACCAACCAGATTATGGGCACGACGCCGACCTTTAAGACGACTTTCTACACCGACTATGGTGGCAAAGGGACCGCGTTGCGCCTCAACGCCTGCATGGCTGACAAATTGTCGTTGCCAACCAAGGTCGACGACTGGACAATCCAAGAGCTGGACTTTTCGGCATTTGCCGACGCCTCGGGCACGATCGGCTACCTGAGCACCGTGGAATAATGATTCCCGGCATCACGATTGCAATGGGCGGTCGGGATTGGCTGGTGCCACCGCTGACCCTCGGTCAACTCCGCCGTTTGATGCCGAAATTACGGCAATTGACCGAGATCGGCGCGTCAATGGGCGAGGCGCAGATCGGTGTGCTCGTCGAAATCGTCGCTACGGCACTGCAACGCAATTATCCCGATGCTACAGCGGATACGGTCGAAAACCTGCTCGACCTCGGTAATGCCAGTGCTGTGTTGAACGCCGTTCTCACCGGCTCAGGGCTTAAGTTGGGTGATCGCCTCCAGGGGGAAGTGGTGGCCCCCGGAACCAACCCGGGGGCGGGCTTGATGAGAGCAGGATCACGGCCGGAACCGGTTCAGGGGGTGGGGACGGTTGGGGACGTATCTATGGGCTCCTCGCCACCGCCTGCGGCTATACCTACCCCGTGATCGACGAGATGACGCTCTTTGATTTCGAAGAGCTGACGGCCTATTGGGTCGAGCATCCGCCTGTTCACATCCTAGTCGGGGGGTATCTCGGCGTCGGCAAACAACAGCGTAAGCGCGTACCATCGGCCGCGTCGAAGCCGACACGGCAGACGGGTGCAGAGATCCAAGAACTCCTGGCCGAACTCGGCCCCGGGTTTGGCGCAGGCGACGTGCATGCCGGATTGCCAGCGGTGGTGCTTGATTTTGCCGAGCTGCGGCGCCGCGTGAGGAGCGAGGATCAAAGCTCGCACGGCGCCACGCGTCAGGAGAACTGAGCGGCCCGCTCGCTCTCACGACTGAGGGGCTATCATGGCCGACATTGAAACCAGCGTCATCATCAGTGCTCAGACCGACGACCTCCAATCCGCAATGGAGGCTGCCTCAAATTCCGTTCAGGCGGCGACGGATGCGATGCGGGCTCAGTTCGCTGGGCTCGGTGCGGCAGCGCAGCAGGTGCAAACCCAGATCAGCTCCGCCGCTGCGCAGGTCGGATCCAGCATCGGTGCGCTGCAGTCGAAGGCGGCGAGCCTTGCCGGGTCGCTCGATGTCGCGCCCGGTGGTTACAGTGCAAGGGCGCTCGCCGCCCCAGATGAACGCGACCAGCTCAACCGGCTCAATGCCGAGCAGAAGATCACTGATGAGCAGTTCGCCCGATATCGGGCAGAGGTCGAGAACGAGGCGAGCCTGGGCCAGCTCTCTACGGCGGAATTAATCCGTCAAGAGCAAGATCTCCTAGACCTCAAATGGTCCTATGATCAGGGTTATTACGAAAAGAAGCAGTCGGCAGCTGAGAACGATGCCCGTACCCAGGAGAAGCTGGTCGACGAACAGGCGCTCGCCTACGAGAAATATGTCACCAATATCGAGGCCCTTGACGCCAAATTCGCCGAGGCGAACAAGAGGGCCTGGGACGATCTGGTCGCGCCGATCGAGCGCGCGATCGACAAGTCGGTCACTGGCATCATCTTGGGTACGACGACGGTGCAGAAAGCACTGGCGAACCTAGCCCAATCGATCATCGCCGAATTTGTCAATTCCGCGGTAAAAGGCATTTTCAGTCAAATCGGCAATCTCTTTGGCGCCGGCCTGCTCGGAGGCGGAGGCGACCAGGAGTTCTCTGGAGGGCTCACAGGCGCCGGCGAGGAAGTGCTCGGCGGCGGTGTCGCCGCCAGCTTAGCACTTGGCAACCTGTTCGGCTCCGGGGGTATATTCGGCAGTCTCTTCAAAGGAATCGGTGCTCTGTTCGGTTTCGAACGAGGTGGCATCGTGCCCAGCGCGCAGGGCGGATGGGCCGTGCCGAGCCTCGGACCGGGAGGAGTGCTCGCGCAACTGCACAGCAATGAGATGGTACTGCCGGCGAATATCTCGCAAGGCCTGCAAAATTTGATTGCCGCGCCGAGTGGTGCCAATGCCGCCGGTGGCGCACCCGTGATCGTCAACTTTGGCGTCTCAGCGATGGATAGTCAGGACGTAGCACGGTTTTTTCGCAGCAACGGCAGTGCCCTCGTCGCGGCGATCAACAACGCGATGCGCAATGGATCCATGCTACGGACGAGCTGATGGCGGACGTAGGAGTTTTCCCATCGCTGCCGGGCCTCGCGTGGAGTGTAACGAAGACACCAACTTTTCAGACCCGCATCCAGCGAGCGGTATCCGGGAGAGAACTGCGAGCGCTCGATTATCCTTACCCGCTTTGGCAGTTCACGCTGGTCTTTGATCTATTGCGCGACAATCCGGCGGCCGGCTACGACGAGCTGCGAACCCTGATGGGGTTCTTCATGTTGTGCCAAGGCGCTTACGGCACGTTCCTGTTTCAAGATCCGAGCGACAATCGAGTTGCCGGCCAGCAGATCGGTCTCGGCAATGCCAGTACCGCCGTTTTCCAGCTGCAGCGGACGATGGGTGCGGCCCTGCCTGGCGGAGGGTTTTTTGAACCTATCCTAGCTCCTAACGTCGTCACCGCTGTTTACCTCGACGGCGTCACGCAAAGCCCCGGAGCCTACAGCGTTGATCCAAACACCGGATTGCTGACATTTGATACGGCACCGGGGAGCGGACTAATCGTCACTGCCGATTACAGCTATTATTTCCGGTGCCGCTTTATCGACGACAGCTATGCCTTCGAGAATTTCATGTTTCAACTATGGCAGTTGAAAAAGCTGACCTTCATTTCGGTCAGGCCATGAGCGAATTGAAGGTCATCCCCGGACCTGGTCCGGGAATCTACGTGGATGGCCGGGTCAAGCCCGGCCACAAGGTTTCGGCGCGGCCGTGAAGCCCGCCTCGCCAGCCCTGATCGCGCTGCTGAATAGCGGCGAACAATTCATCATGGCTGACCTCTACACCCTTACGCTGTTGGGAGGTACGACGATCCTGCGCTACTCGGCAGCGTCGACGCCAGTCGTCGCCAATGGTTATGTCTTCGCTGCCGGACCGAAATTCGAGCGCTCGAAGACCAAGGTCGTGATCGGTACGCAGGTGGACGAGCTCGACATCAAGATCTACCCCGAGACGACCGACCTCATCGGCTCGACGCCGTTCCTCGAAGCCGCCTGGCAGGGACAATTCGATGGCGCATTGTTGCAGCTGGAGCGCGCTTTTATGGGCGCTTCTGGAGGTGAATATGGTGATACCAGTGCTGGGACAGTGATTCTGTTCTCTGGGCGAATTTCCGATATCGATTGTAGCCGCACCGGCATTGAGATGAAATGCCGCTCACACCTCGAACTCCTCAACATCCAAATGCCCCGACGACTATGGCAATCGAGCTGCACGCATGCCTTCGGCGATGCGATGTGCCAATTCAATCGATCGAGTCTCGCCGCCACCTTCTCGGCCGGCAGTGGGTCGACGACGACCGTCATCCAGGGTGCACCAACGACAACGACTCCCTATGTGCAGGGAACAATCACCGCCCTCAGCGGCGGTAATGCCGGCTCTAGTCGCACGATATCGAGCTTTGTCAGCGGCGGCTCCGTCACCATCAAGCTCGCGTTTCTGTCGCCGGTCGACGCTGGCGATCGATTCCAGCTGCTGCCGGGCTGCGATCGCACGCTTGCGACATGTATGAACATCTTCAACAACGCCGTCCATTTCGGAGGTTTTCCTTACATCCCGACCCCGGAGACCGCCGTATGACTGCTCCTCTGATTATGGACCGGCAACGGCTTGCAGTCGTCGCCGAGGCCCGGGAGTGGTTAGGAACTCCCTATCACCACATGGGCCGGGTCAAAGGTGCTGGCACCGATTGTCTGATGATGCTCGCCGAGGTCTATGAGGCAGCAGGCGTCGTTCCGCACATTGAGGTCCCGTTCTATCCCCCAGACTGGCATCTGCACCGCAATGCCGAGCGGTATCTCGATGGGGTCATGCGCTATGCACGCGAGATCCAGGGCCCGCCCCAGCCGGGCGATGTTGCGCTCTTTAAATTCGGCCGTTGCTTTGCCCATGGCGCGATCGTCATTGATTGGCCTCTCCTGATCCACGCCTGGCACAATGCCGGTGTACTCTATGCCAACGCCACGCAGCCGCAGCTGTCGGAGCGGCCGGTGCGATTTTTTGATCCGCTTGCCTGATGGGCGGAATTCTCGGCCACACGTCGAATGCCAAGCAGCGGCGCGCCGTCGGCTCGCTGCAGTTTCAAACCTCTGAGGCGGGCGGGGCCATCCCGCTTATCTATGGCACGACCAAGGTCAGCCCCAACCTGGTCGACTATGACGATTTCAGGGCGACTCCCAGCAAGCAGGCCGGAGGCAAGGGCAAAGGCGGCGGCGGCGGCAAGGGCGGCGGCCAGCAATATATGTATTCGGCCTCGTTCATCATGGGAATATGTCAGGGGCCGATTGCCGGGTTCGGCATGGCCTGGTGGGACAAGAACATCGGGACCGTTGCCGGGCTGCCGAGCATCTCGAGCATTAATCTGGGCGCCGACGGACAAGCGGTCGATGGCTACTGGGCGAGCGTCCATCCGGCAAAGGCGGTCAGTTATTCCGGTACCGTGAACATCGTTTTTGCCAATTATCAACTCGGCAATACTGCGACCCTGCCGAATTTCACGTTCGAGGTGATCGGAATCGGGGCTGGCGTATCCCGTGCATCACCAAACGGCTACGATGCCAATCCGGCTTACATCATCAGCGATTTTCTGACGAACCCGCGCTACGGGGCCAATTTCCCACTAGCCAATCTCGACCCGGCGATGACCTCGAGTGCGGCTTTTTCCTATGCGAGCTATTGCGCAGCGCTCGGTTTGTTCCTCTCGCCGCTGCTCGATCAGCAGCAGGAAGCACAGCAGTCGCTTGCCGAAATCACCCAGGTGACCAACAGCGCGATCGTGTGGTCCGGCGCGCTGTTGAAGATCATCCCGTACGGCGATCATTCGGTCACCAATGCCTTCACGGTGGCGAGTTTCACCGGGGCGCCGACCCAGGGGGGCGGCGACACGATCAGCCTGACCTTTGCCGATCCCGCCTTGCAGGGCGGTGCGCCCTATACAGTTACTTACACAACACTGCCGTATCTGCAGATGCCGGGCGCGATGGCCGGGCTGGCGCAAGCTGTCAATTCCGATCCCAATCTTGTGCGCTTCGGTATCCTCGCGTCCGGTGTCGGCCTCGCCGGGGTCATGATCATTCAGTCAAGCCCGACCGGCAATACGATGATCGGTCAGTCAGGCGGCGGCGGGATTGCGGCCGCCGGAATCGGCACGACGACGACCAATTCCTTCGCGCCGAATACGACGCCGGTCTACAGCCTTGGTGAAGATGACTATATCGTGCAGGAATCGAGTGTCGGTATAAATGGCGGCGCCATGCCGGGAGGGCCGGCGTTGCGTGCCGGCGGTACGCCGGTCACCGGCGGTTTCGCCGACGATCCGCTGCACATCGTGCGCTCGACCCCGGCCGACGCGAACAACATGATCGAGGTCGAATGCCTCGATCGACAGAACAACTATAACACTACTATTGCCGAGGCTTTCGACCAGGGCTCGATCGATCGCTACGGGGTGCGGCGTGATACCAGCACCAAAGCGCGGCTGATCACCGACCCGCTCTATGTCGGCGGCATGGTCGCCCAACTGTTGCTGCAGCGCCACCTCCTCTACCGCAATACCTACACGTTCCAGCTCGGCTGGAAATACATCCTGCTGGAACCGATGGATCTGGTGCAGATCACCGACTCACGGCTGGGCGCTAGTGCTTTGACGGTGCGGATCACCGCAGTCGAAGAGGACGATGAGGGCATGCTCTCCATCACCGCCGAGGATTTCTTCGGGCCTTACTCGCCGACCGTTCTCTATCCACCGGCCAATCTTCCGCCGGCCGCCTCTCCGTCGATACTCGGGATTGGTGGCGGTACTGCTACCCCGACCGTCAAGCAGGCGAGCGGCGCTGCAGTGGGCGGATTCGTGCCGAACTGGAGCGTAGCTCCGGGCAATGTCAATGCCCCGCTGATCTTCGAGCCGCCAGCGGCGCTGCTGTCTGGCGATCTCGAAATCTGGATCGCATTGTCGGGTGGTCCGAGTTGGGGTGGCGCGCAGGTCTGGATATCGAGCGACGGAAATTCTTATGCGTTCGCGGGCACGGTTTCCGGGGCGGCGACGCAGGGTATATTGACAGCGGGCATCGGCAACACGGGCGGCAACCCAGACACTACCGATAACTGTTCGGTCGACTTGACCGAAAGCCGGGGCCAGCTGCTGTCAGTCTCGACAACCGATGCGGCGAACCTGGTCACACTGTGCTATATGGGTGGTGAGCTCTTCGCCTATCAAACAGCTGGTTTGACGAGCGCCTATCATTATAGCCTTACGACCCTCTACCGCGGTGTTTACGGCACCACTGCGGGGAGCCATCCGGCCGGCACGCAGTTCGCGCGGATCGACCAATCGGTCGGCCGCTTCCCGTACCCCAATACACTCGTCGGCCAGACGATCTATCTGAAGTTCTTATCATTCAATATCGTGGGTGGTGCGCTGCAGAACCTCGCGGAGGTACTGCCCTACACCTACACGACGACGGGTGCGGGCAAGGCCAGCGTGTCCACGACGGTGTCGGGCTCGTTTACCGGCACCGCCACCGCCAATGAAGTCGTTCAGCGTTATGTGTTCGCAGGAACGGCGAAATTCCCGGTCGGGCTTGCCGGCTCCCAAGGGACCCCTGGGGTCGCTGCCACAGCTTCAACCACCTACGCCATCCAAAAGAACGGCGCCGATGTTGGATCTATGATATTTGCAGCCGCGGCGACGACAGCGACCTTCACGATGCCGTCGGCGACCACTTTCATGACCGGAGACGTGTTGACGGTCGTAGCACCGTCTACTCCTGACGCAACGTTGGCCAATCTCGCCTGGACCTTTATCGGATCGAGCTGAAATGACGACTGCCTATCTTCCGCAGACGATGTCAGATGTCGTGATTGACGTGAGTCATTGGCAGGCGCCCATCGATTTCGCGCAAGCAAAGGCTAGCGGGATCGTCGCCGTAATACTCAAAGCTACACAAGGTACAAGTTTTGTCGATCCGACATTTGCTTCACGGGCTGTCGAAGCCCACGGTGCAGGCCTCCTCCTAGGGGGGTATCACTTTTTCGATAACTCCGATCCCACGGCACAGGCGGGCTATTTCCTGGCTACTGTGGCGCGGACTGGTATGCAGATGTTGATGGCGCTCGACTTTGAGCCCAGCGCAACCAGTCAAACGATCGAAAACAATGCGGCGGTTTTTATTTCAACCGTCAAGATGGGGACAGGCAGCTGGCCCGTGCTCTATACAGGACGATGGGCCGTTGCTCCTGCGCAACCGGGCTTTCGGGAATGCCCACTATGGCTCGCCGAGTACGGGGCGAGCCCGATTTGTCCGCCGGGATGGGCGGAATGGAAATTATGGCAGCACACCGACGGACAGGTCGGCAGCGGTGTCGCGCCGATTCCCGGCGTCGGCCGCTGCGACCGCGATCGCTTCGCCGGCACCATCCCGGAGCTCGCCGGCTGGTGGAGCAATCCCACGCCGTGATCATCGCCCGACTGCTCCTAACACTTTTCTCGGTCATTCTGGCACCATCCAAGCTATAATGCTGCGCCGAATCCCGGTCCTCGGACCAGGTTTTCGCTTGATCGCAGTAAACATTCGAGAAATCCACCCCATTAAGTCTTGCACATAAAGCGTCTCCGCAGATCGCTGGGATCGGCCCGTTTTATTGCAGTGAAAGTTAAATTAAGGGATTGACTTAGATGAAACTCGAATCGTGGCATAGCACCGAAGACAAGCGTCGATGGAAAATAGTGCGAACCGATACCTACACCGATGTTCCCGGCGAGATCGTCGCTGCGGACGAGATCACAGGCGAGTGCAGCTTGCAGATCGGCGGCGAAACCAAGACGCTGAGCTTCGGTCCAGGTGGCATCAGGATCGTCGGGCGGGGAAGATGAGTGATGACAAGCGCCTTTGGCCAAGGTTCAGCCCGGAAATCAACTTTGGCCACATCCTCCAAGCCGCTGTCATCCTGGTGACGATCGGAGGAGGCGCAATTACAAGCTATCTCAGCCTTCGCTCGGACATTCAGCAGGTGCGCGCCGATCTGACCGTCAAGGTCAGTGAACACGAATTACGAATCGCCACGATAGAACGCGCCATCGATGACCAGCACCGTGAAGAGCATGAGTTCCAGGCCGAGATGCGTTCGGCGATCTCTCGGGTAACCGATATGCTCAGCGATGTCCGCGTGCAACTTGGGCGCCGCTTGCTGCCCCATGGCTAGCGGGACAGAATTTTCGCTTGAGCGCCCGCCGGGTTCTCGCCATCGTCAGCGAGGCAAGGCAAGGAGCACCAGATGCAGTCGAGCGCACAGTTCAGGGCTGCGGCGCTGTCGGTGCTTGTCGCGACCTCCGGTTGCGGGAGCACGCAGACGACTGCATGCCAGTGTCCCAAGCCCGTTGCTTACGACGAGGACACTTTGACGAAGATCTCTCAGGCATTGCGCGCTTTGCCGGCGGACAATGTCCTCCGTCAGGCCATGGAAGATTATGAAAACGAACGCGACGATCTCAGATTCTGCCCGCGGCCCTGATGGCTGACCCAAGCCCCGCTTGTCTCTATTATAAACGAATCAACGTCAGCAAATGGCGGCCGAACACGAGGCAGCCCGCCAACGCAATGACCATCAACGGTACGTAGTTGAGCTTGCCCGGCCGATAGGGTCGGCGATCGAGCACGACAGCGACGATCAGCAGCAAAAGGCAGGCAGCGAGCCAAGAAATCGTCTCTGGTAGACCCATTCTTCGTTCTACAGGCGAGGCCGCAGATGGCGTCGCCGACTGGTTTCAGCCGATCTCCCGTCTCGGCGCTTCCGGGATGCGACACCATCTTGCTGGCCATTCCGGAGCAGCCAGCCTAGAGTTCGGGATCAACTCCCCAGAGCCGCCATGCCCGAAGATTTTTACCGCATCAAGCGCCTTCCCCCCTACGTCTTCGCCGAGGTAAACGCGCTGAAGGCCGACGCGCGAGCCGAAGGACGCGATGTAATTGACCTAGGCATGGGCAATCCTGACGGCCCGACGCCACCGCATATCGTCGCCAAGCTTGTCGAAACAGTTCAGAACCCCAGAACACACGGTTATTCGGTATCACGCGGCATCAGCGGGCTGCGCCGCGCTTGCGCGGCTTACTATGCCCGA